TATAGTCTACTGACAAGAGCTTAGAAGAACTTTGTACAAGAACTTCATAGAACTCTGGATTAGCTAGGAACCAACGTCCTTCTTCAGGTACGTTTTGCTCGTCTAGCAATCTTGCCATGTGAGACAATACATCGATTGGGTCATGTTCGCCTGATGCAAAACCAATGTCCAAGTTACCAGTACCGTCAAAGGTTCCAGCAGCAAGGTCAGTTGCACTATCAGAACCTAGAACATGATTAGGGCTAGAAGCTGATACGCCTGAGAACATAGTTGCAATTACACCTTCGTCAAATGCATCGCGTAGTGCGTATGCAGCAGAAGATGATGCAGTCTCACGCCAGTTTACGTGTGACATGTTTGATTCAATGTCATCAACGATAAACTTAAATGCGTTAGCTGTATCTACGACCAAAGTAAGTTCTTGGTCAGTTAGCTTGGTAGCCGTTACATCTTGCCCTCTTTCATACTGATAAACAGTAATCGTAGGTTCTTTGATAATCTTTACGCTATCTCCAAAAGCGGAAATCTCACCAGCATAATCAGTGTTAGTGATTGCTTCTGCTACTGAGGCTTTACGGAAGAAGTTAAGTACCTTCTTCGAGTAAACCGCAGGTAGAAAAAATGAGTTAGTTTGACCACTTACAGAGTTGGCAAAGTTTGCATTGGTATCAGTACTTGGTTCAAAGTATTGATCTGATTGATTATAAGCCATATTACTTCTCCATTAAAAAGACAGATTAATTTTTTACTACTCTGCCTTCAGACATGGCTTGATTAATTTCATCTTCAAATTTATCAAACTGGTCTACAGACATCGCAGCAATTTCCCTTTCAGTCCATATCTTAGGTTGAGCAGAATCAATTTGTGTAGTTTTAGTAGACACAATATCTGCTGCTGATTCCCTCGTTACAGGCTGTCGTTGTGGAGAACGTCTTGTCTGTGTAGTAGGTTTTACGCCAGTTTCTAATTTATAAAGATCTATAGCTTTTGATGCTAAAGCAACATTATCAGGATTATTATAAATCCAATCTTGTATTTGTTGTGGTTGAGTCTCAGCCCATTCGTGAAATGTTTCATCACCTCTGATATCTTCAAAATCAGGATGACGTTCACGCAACGTAGTTTCTGCTTCTCGTTTTAGTATCTCAGCTTCTCTCATTTGAATAGCTGATAACTGTTCTCGTAGCTCTCCTACTTGCTGTTCACTTCTCATATGTGCTACAGATTCTACCGTATCATACAAATCAGGGTACTCTTCTTTAAACTTTTCTAAATCTTCAACAGACTTAGGAGCTTCATAACTGGGCTGTACTGATCTAGCTTGAGCCTCTAGTTCTTGTTCTCGTTGTTTAAATTGAGAAACCTTATCATCATAATGTTTTTTTAAATCATCGTAACGCTTTTTATAATTAGTTCTCTTTTTTGGCTGCACTTCTTCTTCTTCAGGGGCCTCTTCTGGGGTAGCCTGTGATGGTGCAAAGAAAAGAGAATCAGCATCATCTGTATTAGGCTTATCTGGCGTGTGCCAAGATTTCTTAGCGTTATACGGATTAGCTTCTGGTTCTTCTATATTTTCTACTACTTCTGACATATTTTGTTCTCCTTCCGGGGCTTGAGTCTTTTTAGCAAGGTAGCCATACTAATTCATTCTGGCCTGAATAAATAGCTTGGGGCTTGTCTTTACTTCAAGGTAGCCGTTAAGTTAAAATGGTAAGGGGCCTATGCTAGGGGTAGCCTTACCTCACACTTGGCATTCTGTTGGAGCTTATCATAACTTTACGAATTTCTTCGTCAGTTTTAGAAAGAGAATCTTTTGTATCTTCAATTTCATCATCTTCTTCTACTGCTCCACCAAATGCCTTCATCATATAGCCACCGTCATAGGCTCGTTCAGCATCATCCATCATAGTTTGTAGATTATCTGCGCCTATAGCATCAGTAGCTTTCCTTGTCATAACAAACTCTCCATCTGACAATCGTGCAGGTATCGAGTCTGATACTCCAGTTCCGGGGCCTGTTACTTCTCCAGCCCCAGAAAACTCAGAAGCAGTTCCTATTACTTTGTCAAATATGACACTAAGTTGAGGATCTGTTTCTAACGAGTTCATTAAATATGTTTGTTCTTCTTCGTTTAAAGATTCATCTATGATGAAATCTAAATAATTATCTTCCATTTCTTCATCTGGAAGTTGAGATGCTTCTGCTTCTGCCATCTCTTCAGGTGGTATATTAGGGTATGTATCTACTGGCATACCACCTTCTTCTTTTCCTTCTCTAGTAGGCAAAAAGAAATGATCTGATGCATCTTCACCCTCTTGAAATTTTTTTAATTGTGCTTCTACTTGAGCTTTAGTTGGCCCTTTATCTTTAGGCATTACTTGAGTAGTTTTATCTTCAGATCCAATTACATTGCCATCTTTATCAGTATATATTGTTTTAGTTCTAGCGAGTAAGCCAGCCTTCTGTTCTTTTGTTAATTTTTTAGCCATCTTTTCTCCCTATAGATTCCTTAACCTGCTCCTTCAACGAGGCGAGGTGTGCCAGCAAACGCATCTTCCCCTGACTGCGGTACATTTCCTGTTCCAATGTTGCCCCCACCAGTACCTGTGTCTCCAAGGTTTGGAGGTTGTTGAGGTGTTCCTTCAGGGCCTCCCATAGCTCCGGGTTGTTGACCACCGGGGCCAGCTTCCGCGCCAGTTGCTTGTCCAGCATTTTGCATTCCTATTATTTGTGCCATTAGAGCAGCTTCGTCTGGATCATTCATAAGTTCATCAGGATCTAGTTCTAGACTATAAGCAAGTTCGCTAATCAGCTTGTTAATTTTAACGAAGGGAGCTACAGCAGGATTCTGTACAGTTTGTAAGAATGTAGTGAGCCTTTGACTTCGTACCTCTTTTTGCATAAGGCTATTAGTGCCTGTAGCTTTTACTTCTAGATCTCCTTCTATACCTAGTTTACCCTCTAGGAATTGCATGTTCCATTGGAAGTATGCTTCTCCTAGTGGTTTCAAAAGAAAATCATCTAAGTTTTTTATCACTGTTTTAATATTAAGTGACGCTGCTCCTAGTAGCATAGACATACCAGAAGCAGTTCTTGTCATGCTTTGTACACCTGTTTGACCGTGAGAGTAACTAGGAATACCTGTTTGTTCGTCTGCTAACTGTCTAAACTTGTCAAACATCATCATATTTTCTTGCGAAGTATTAGGAAACTTCAAACCATTAATAGCTGTTCCGGGCATACCAGCTTGTCTTCTGAATACTTTACCCGGATATATCTCCATGCTTTGACCGCCTACTAAAGAAGTTTCGTCTACGTCAAATACAAGAGAGCCAGATAGTGCAAGGTTATCAATAGCCATTCTAGCGTGACCATTCATAATCTTTTGGCTATCGTCCATATTTTCTGCTACGCCAATACCAAAGAAACTATAGGGGTTCCTTTCATAAGGGAAAGAATGATAAGGTACTCTAAAGGGAGTAAATGGATTAATTACTGCTCTTAGTAGATTACCATTACAGATCCAAGCATTAACCTGAACCTCATCAAGATCATCTACTTCATCTGGCAAATCCATTCCAACTTGACGAGCATACTCTGCGTCCATTACTCCCCAATACTCTAGTACTTCGTACTGCCCTGCACCATATTCTTCTGTACGGTGATCGTCCTTTAGTTCCTGTTCGTAATCTTTTGAATCATAGTTAGGCCCCATACGCAAAGAAGATCGAATAGCTTCTTTGTCGAAGTAAGGCATCTTACCTAGTGACCTAAGTTGTGTCCTATTGAACTTGTGTCTATGAAAAACATACTCTGCTTCAGATATGTTTGTTGCATTTGGATCTGGAAAAAAGTCCCAAATGCTAACGAACTCAATGCGAGGAACCCTAACATCAATAGGCTTATACGCCCTAGAACCTTCTTCATCTTCATCCCACCTGCTTAAAGTTTTATTAAAATTAAACGGCCCTTTTACAATACCTGTACCAAATAAAGCAGACTCAAACAAAGCATTGCGTATTTCACTAGCTCCATTAGATTCTTCGATTTGATCATGTATTAACTTTTCCATCCTTCTTGCTGATCGTTCTGCTGGATTGAGTTCAAGGATTTCTGGGATTGGTGACAACCCTTCCCGCAACATACCTTTCCTCTCTCCTTCCTTATCGAGGTACTGCTCTTCAAACTTTCCTGTTCCATAAGTAGCTCCCGGCTTTAGTACTCTACCATCTCCTTCGTATCCTACATCATAAGGATTTTCTGCTCGTCCTTCTTCGATGTCTATTTCCATCTGCTCTTCAGGAGAAGTAGTTTCAATATTAGGAGTAGGATTATTAGTATCTAAGTGTGCATGTTCTGCAATTCCTTCAGGAACTTTAGTTTCGCTTATCCCTATAGGAAATTTACCTGCTCCAAAGATAACATCCACAAGCTGACCAAACGCAGCGAGTACTTTGGTCTTTGTGATTTTAACAAATACTCTTGACTTTTCTGATTCCCTAAATCGTACATTCTTTGGATAAATCCCCCTATAGTTATGATAAGATGTAATCCATCTTGACTCATCTAGTTCTCTAGCTCTTTGAGCATTATCATATCTATCCTGTAGTAAACCTACAAAATTATTACGGAGACTCTCTTCTAAGGTCAATTCCAAGCCATGCTCGTCCTCGACCTTTTCAAAGTAGATTTCGTTAGATGTTAGAGTATTTTCTTCTTCCATTTAATATTAGTCAGGTAGTACGCCAAGATGTAAGAACTCAACCAAGAACGTAACAGTAGTAGCTGCTGTAGCTAGGTCTGCTCCTATTGGAGTAAGTCTTCCATATAGCGTTCTTTCAGATGCTGTGTAAAGCGTTCCTGCAATTACAATAGCTTCAGAAGTAGCAGGGCCACCTACAACACCAGCAGTAACGCTAGTGCTAACAAATGCATTAGCTGCATGACCATGAGAGTTTTGAATAAGATAAAGCGGTGCATTAGCAGACCATGTGACTGCTGAACCACCATCATCTAGAATAGCTTCTGTAGCAATAATCTGCGTACCACCAGAAGAAGTACCTAGTGAAAAGTCTACATCATTACCACTACTACCACCTGTAACAATGTTACCTGCTGGAATAGCAATCAAGTTACGAATGATTGTATCCGCTGGTTGAGTAAATGTAACATCTGTGTTAGTATCATCAGTTACTGCAATAGTGCCTGTGGTTACAGAAGTCCAAGAAGTACATACGTTATCTGACAATGCACGTACATCTGAAAGTGATGCAGAGTCCCTCCCTGTATTTCTGATGCTTACGACTGGATTTGCCATATTAATCTCCTATTAGTTTTTTAATTTGTTCATATTGTTTTTCAAGCTCTTTTCTTTGCCGTTCTAATTTGAGCCTTTGAATAACAACTTTTTTATTAATATCCAAATTCTGCATCCACTGGCGTATAAGCTTGTTCCATTCTCATATGTCGCATTTGAGCTAAAGGATCATTAACTTTAGGTCTTGACATAATTAAATAACGCAAAGCATCATATGCATGATCCTGTGCGTGAGTGTCAACGTCTTCAGGGTTACTCTTATCCAAAGGAATACTTTGAAGTTCACGTATCAGGTTAGGACAGTTACTAAATATCTGTATTCGTGGCCTTCCGCTTTGTTGCACTTTCAAGTATTCGTGGATTTGAATTTTACCCTGAATCCTGTTTTTATCTGCCCTTCGTAGCTTATGTCCTGCTCTTACAAGCGTTTCACCTACTGTAGGGCCTGTAGTCCCTGTTCTGTTCCATGCTGCTGTATCAAGCACTCCACCAACAGAAAAGGGATCTTCTATTTCCATTTGAGTAATTAGCTGCGCTAAATCAACTCCTGTTAGATTCTTTTGATACAACTCTCGATATACAATAAGAGTTCCGTCAGAAGGATCTATAGCTGCCCATACACAAGATGATTCAGATGCATAACCATAGTCAATACCTTTTACTCGTTCCCAACCTATAGGAATCTGAAAAGGAGGTATTACATGAACACCTACATCAAATTCCGTAAAGGCTGCGCCTTCAGTAATTTCCCAATTACCTTCTAGTAACTGCCTACGTTGTACATCAGGTAAAGCCTTTAACATCTGCTCGTATCGACCATCCTTTGATAAAAACGGATTGTCTTGTAATCTAGCAGGAATAAACTTGCGGCTTAGTCCATCTTCCCCTGTAAACGATTCATTAGGCTCGTTGGGATCAACATAGCGTTTCTTAACCCAATGTGCGCCTACCCCTCCGGGGTTAGCTGTACAACGTAGGTAAGGGACAATATCTGGATCAGTAGTCCTGAGTCGAGATGCTAAATAGTTCCACCCAAATTCTGTTGGTAGGTGGGTGATCTCGTCAAACCCAATCCAAGAATAGGCTTGCCCCTGATAACGGTACACATCTGCATCCCTTTCTAGGAATCCAAATTCAACCTTTGCACCACTAGGGAAGTTCCATATCTTTTCTACTTCTCTAAACTTAGAACCCGGAAAAGCTTTAGGATATAATTCCCTAGACTTGTCAATTAATTCTCTTAACTCTGGCATAGATCTTCTTAGTATCAAAGCTCTATGCACTGGCCTGTGGCAATACCTTAGCGGATCTACTAACATCGCATAGGATTTACCACCTCCTGCTGCTCCTCCGTACAGTACATCTGTTTCTGGAGCGGCTAGGAAATCAGTCTGTGGCCCTTCATTAGGGGAGAATATAACAGACTGTTTCGCTTCTTCCTGTACTAGATCTGGTAAATGTTCTTCTATTTGATCTAGAGAAACTACTTTACCTTCTTTAGTCTTTTCATCAGAAGGTTCATCTAACTTACTTTGAATATTCTTCTGACGTTGAATACTTTTCTTAACTGTTTGTAACTTTCGTTCTAAGTCTTTTTCTTTTTTCTTCTTATCCTTTAAAGACTTCTGAGCAGATATCTTAGCCTTTACTGAACTATGATAGTTATACTGCCTTTTAGGTTTGTTAGGATCTTCTAAACCCCTTGCTACCTTTTCCTGCTTGACATACTTCTGTATAGTCTGGTGCGATATAGTCACACCCTCTAGCTCAGATTCTATAATCTCTTTCGCTTCTCTTAGTGAAGAGACTGTATTATCTATCAAACCATTAATCATCTTTGCTAATAGTTCAATATGTTCAGGAATAACCTCTAAAGCGTTATCTTTATTATCTACCAGCCTGTAACCATAGGGAATAGATCCCCTAACTTTATCCTTAGTCTTGGGAAATTCTATTAGCAATTGTGCCTTCAATCACATCTCCCTTAGCTGGTAATATAAATAAGCTGCCTGTACTATCGTCTAGGTTATGATTTACATCCAACCTATCCGTTTTAGAGACACCTACTCTATCAAGGATGGTTTGAGCGGCTTGTAGCTTGGTATTTACCTGTGGTATAGCATCATCAGAGTTCATTACCTGTACTAACTTCATAGCAGCTTTTGGTGCAGACTCAGCTAGGATACGAGAGGCCAGTTCAATCACTTCTTGTTGCAATGCTTTTATGACTTGATGATGACTGCCTTCAGCATAACCAGCTAGCTTCGCTGCTAATTTAGGATCACCTCCTGTTTCAATTAGGTTATCCAGAAACTTTTGCTGCTTTTCAGTTAGCTCACGCTCTTTACTTTGTGGTCTTATACCTTTAGGTAAATAATTTGAAATATGAGCCACTTAAAACATCCTTATTACAATACACATAAACTAAATTGTTATCTATTATAGGGTTGATTTTAGGTTTTGTCAAGCTTTATTTACACATTGTACTTGACAAAGTAACGATTTAACTGTATAATACCTATTAATAGTTTAATACAGTATTAATATTTAATGGGTTGTAGATACAAAAGGACGTTGTGAGTTACATGGTTTTAAATATTAATAATGTGAGCGCAATATATTGTACACATTAAACACCAGCCTGTTAAGATTGACAATTGAAAAATAGTTTAAAATATTTCTCAATGCCTTTTACTCGTGGGGGAGGGGGCTGGCCTCCTGCCTACCCCTTATTCTAAATAGTTATAACTTATTCTATTTGGAAATATTAAAATGCCATTAGCAAATATGATGCAACCATCAATATTTTTAATATTTAAAATATTGATCGAGTCAAATATTAGGCGCGATCTAAAAATATTTTGAATATTTGAAATAGGGCGCACCAAATCATTTTAATTAGCCTAAGATTTACAATCTTTTTAATAATTCCTAATACTTATTAATACCTATTAATCTATTCCTAATATTCTCCTATCTTCAAACACTTACCCGCCATTCACCTATTCAAAATATTCAGCAATTGGTCTAGCCAAATTGGTCCAACCAAATGCCTATTTTTCTATTGGTCTGGCCATATTGGTCTGACCAAAAATATCCTCTCAGACTCCACACAATAGCCGCCATTGAGCGATTGTGTTCTAGGTATCATATATCCTAGAATCTAAACGGCTCCCTACGCTCATTCTAGGGGCCTTCTCGCGCCTATTTGATTTTCTAAATATGTAACCTTTTAGGTGATTTTCTGGTGTTTTTCAAATGTCAATACGTTATTTATATCTATTTGTTATATGTATATGCCAACACAATTAATTTATTTTATTTATTTTCTTGACTCTATCTCTAGTTTTGCTATTGTTTGTTTTGTCAGCGCAAAAAGTCCTCGCGCATGGTTCTAGAGGGTACTTATCGCTGACTAGGTTTTGGGCTAGATTGCTGAAAAAATCGTATAGCTTTGTGCATTTTTTGAGTAGGCTTTCTGGGTGGCGGCAAAACTGAAATCTTAGCGGGTTCGAGTGCGCTTAGATGATACCTCAAGAGGATTCCGCACGACACATACGCTCTATCACTGCGCCTGCAAATAAGACGATTCTATCTGAAACGATGGAAAATACACTCCCAACAATTTTATATGTAGCTGTTAGAATATTGCTATTTGTTTAAACTTATTTGCGAGATTCTATAATGCTTCCGCTATATTTTGTTGGTTTTCTTATGAGCATTTTTTCAAGTGTTCATAACTCGAAAATCAATAACTTATTAAGGAAAAAAAATGG